AGATGGAAGTATAAGACAAGCGCAAGAAGCATTTCTATCACTTGGGAATCCTGAAGAGGAAAAGCCTAAAGAGGAAGAAATCGAAGCGTCCGAAGAAGTACAGGACGTTGAAGAATCAACAGAGCCGGAAGAGGAAGCATTAGAAGCAACTGATGAAGAATCCGAAGTCGAAGAAGAGGACTCAGAAGAATCCGAAGTCGAAGAAGAAATCGTTGAGGAGGAGGACGACACACCTGGACTCTATACCGTTAAAATTAATGGTCAAGATCAAGAGGTTACTGAAGAAGAACTCCTAAAAGGATATTCCCGTCAACAGGATTATACACGTAAGACGCAAGAGTTAAGCGAGTATCGGAAACAACTCGATGATGCTGGTCAATATTATCAGCAAGAGGTTGCTAAGACTCAGGAAGCTCGACAGCAGTATATTAGTTCTTTGGCGAATGCAGCACAGTTAAACCTTGCATCGCTAAAAGAATATCAAAATATAGATTGGGAACGATTGAAAACGGAAGATAAGGAAGAGTACCTTACTAAACGTGATGAATATCGTGAAGCTCAATCGCATATACAACAACTGCAACAGGCACAGGCTCAAGAGAATGAACAACAGTCTCAAGAGCATCAACAACAATTTAACCATTGGGCGCAAGATGAATACCAGAAGCTGGTGAAAATGATACCAGAATGGGGAGTTCCAGAAAAACAGAAGGCAATTGCTGCTAATCTGCGTCAATTCGCTAACTCTAAAGGCTTTAATGATGAAGAGGTTAAACAATTATTTGACCATCGTTCTATCATTATTCTTATGCAAGCTCATGCTTGGGAGAATTCCCAAAAGACTGCTAAGAATCTTAAAACTAAGAAAGTCAAAAAGAATGTGAAGGTTGTCAAAAGTGGAAAAGGTGTTGAGAAGTCTGCCAGTAACAAAGCTGTGCGTCATACTAAAATGAAGCGCCTTAAACAATCCGGTCACGTTAATGACGCGATTGGCTTATTTGAGGATTTCGTTGATCTTTAATAGGAGAATATTATATGGCAGTTCCAGCACAAACTAGGGTTACTTATGGTGCTATAGGCATCAGGGAAGATCTCAGTAATATTATTTATAATATCTCGCCAACTGAAACACCATTTCTTAGTGGATGTGGTCGCGAGACTGCAGAGAATACTTACTTCGAATGGCAGACAGATGCATTGACCGCAGCAGCCGCTAACAGGGCTACTGAGGGAGATGATCCAGCTTCTGCAGCTGTTGCAGAACCCACAAGGGTAGGGAATTACACACAGATATCCGTTAAGGCAGTCCAGACTTCTGGAACAGCCGAGGCGGTCAACTTTGCTGGTCGTAAATCTTCCCAAGCATATCAGTTAGCGAAACGCGCTAAAGAAATGAAGCGTGATATGGAAAAGATGTTGATGGACAATGTAGCACAGTCCGCAGGGGCAGGTCCAAGTCCTGGCCCAACCACCGCAAGAGCGACTGGTGGTTTAGGATCATGGGTAGCGACTAACTACCACACCCTTGGAGGGGCACCCTCGCCACCAGGCTTAGGTTCCGCTTCTAGTGGTAATGGTACAGACGCGGCTAGTGATGCTTCATCAGTTGGAACATTAACCGAAGCCGGTATGAAGACTGTTATCAAAGAATGTTTTGATAATGGAGGAACACCGGATACCATTCTTGTCGGCTCAGCTAACAAGCAGGTTATTTCGGCTTTAACTCAAACAGTGTCAGAACTAAGGACGGCGGCAGACAAGTCTTCCCCGGCTCACGTTGTGGCTTCTGTTGACGTTTATGTTTCCGATTTTGGAACTTTTAAAATAATTCCAGATCGATTTCAGAGAGCGCGTGATTGCTGGTTTATAGACTTTGACTTCTGGGCTGTGTCGTATCTACGACCGTTCATGACGGAGAGTTTAGCGAGGACTGGGGACAGTATTAAGCAGATGATTCTGGCTGAGTACGGACTCCAATCTAAAAACCAAGCGTCCAGTGGTTTCTTAGCTGACGTATAAGTGTGATAGTAGTGGGGGCTTAACCGCCCCTACTAACTTTAAAATAATAAGGGGGTTATTAACTGGTGAACTCTTGGATTTTCTTGGCGTATATGCCTTCAACAAGGCGACACTTCCTGACGCGATACCGACAGAAGAGGTACATGGGTTCGTAGATCATCAAATACCAAACACTCCGGCATGGCATGATGATTTAGCTATGAAGAACCTGATGTGCTACTTGTCTACAGACATGGAGAGGCATACAGGAATAAAACTTACCCCAACCTATTCTTATCTCAGAGTGTATAAGAAGGGTGATAAATTAAATAAGCATATAGATAGAAATAGCTGTCAGTTTAGCGTAACATTAACTTTGATGCGTGAACCAGATGAAGAGATATGGCCCATATATTTAGAAACAGATGGTGTACATAAAATAGAACTAGAGGCTGGGGATGGACTTATCTATCGCGGAACAAAAAACCCTCATTGGAGGGACGAATTTCATGGTAGCAGACTAGCCCAAGTATTTTTACATTATACAAGGAGATGACAATGGGAAAACGAAAAGAAGTAGAAGGGCCAATTACTTTATACTCACCTGTGCACAGAGGTGGTAGTGAAGGGATCAGGAAGATCATACAGTCTCTTGACTCAGGTAAGAGTGGTTACAAATCTCCTGGGAATAGCCCGAAGCAATCAGTGGAGAACCCTCTCAAGTAAGGAGTTTAAATGTTCGTATATGTAAAGACCCCTACCATTGCGGTTGTTGATGGGGTTATATCTCCTGAAGAGTGTTTAAAAGTAATAGAGCATTCAAGAAGAAACCTAAAAAGGAGTACAGTAGCTACAGACGACGGCGTAGTTCCTGATAAAGACAGGACTTCTCATGGTGTATTTCTTCCTCACTCTGACTTTCCAGACTTATGTGAAAGAATTGCAGAGATTGCATCTATTCCACTAGAGAGAGCGGAGCCTATAAATGTTTTAAGATACACTAGAGATCAAGAGTATAAGCCTCATTATGACGCTTTAGATGGAGAGTATCTTAATAACGGTGGTCAAAGGATATTAACATGTTTAGTTTATTTAAACAACGCTGTTGGTGGTTCAACTGCATTTCCTAAATTAAACTTAGTGGTCGGATCTATTGGTGGAAGACTTTTAATGTTTGGTAATGTAGATGAAAATAATAAGGCGCATGACTTAGCACTGCATCAAGGACTGCCGCCACATGAAGGTGAAAAATGGGTGATGACATTATGGTTCAGAGAAAAGACAGTAAATTAGAAAAGGCATTTGGAGCTCAAAAAGAAAAGGCTCCAGAGAAACCAAAATATAAGACTGCTGAACAGCATCTAAAGGAATGGTCTGAAGACCAAACCAGAGCTATAGGTGGTAAGGGGTTCCTAATAGGATGAAAAGAAAAACCGGATGGCTATTGGATATAATGCCGCAAAGATGGCAGGAGTGGATCAATGAGCCTGATGGATCAGTATCTATAACTACCCATCAAGATATAGAGCCAACAATAGAGCAGAATAAAAAAGAGTATAATTTATATGGTGATAAACTAACTTCAGGAAAGATGGGTGAATGGCATAAGGTAGCTTCCATACCTTCAACTATTTATGACCAATGGTTAAAAGAAACCAATGGAGCAATAAAGAAAGATAACAAGTTACTGGCTAAATATTTAAATGATCCTGATAATAAATATTTTAAAACAGCACCAACCAAGCTATAGGGGTAAATAAGATGGGACACTTATACAGATTAAACAATTTTAATTATACGTTTACAGCGTTAGCTACTTCGGTTACATTAGGGGATGCTATATCTGCACAATGTAATGCAATTATAATTAATGCAAGCGAACCAGTATTTATTAAAATAACAAAAGCTGGCGATGCAGCTACGTCTGGTTCAGGGGGATACTTTATTAAGGATTGGCCTCATTATATACGCGTTAGCGGCGGAGATCAGATTGCAGGGCTAAGAGCAGGTGGAACTAACTCTGTAGTATACATTACAGAATTAACTGAATGAAAATTTATGATCCTGAAATTTATAGACTTGCAAATAAATTGCATTCTATAACAACATCTTCTACTTCCACAGAGATGGCTGAAGGGGTAGGTAGCGGTATAAATGCTGTAATGATAACAGCCACAGAAGACGCTTTCCTTGCATTTGGTGGGGAAGTGGAGAGCGTGGCGTGGAGCGCAGTCACGGGAAGTTGGGCAGAACAGACAAATACTTGGAAACAGTTCAATCCAGTTGGTGATGGATATCAAGAAAAAGATTGGCCCACTTACTGGCGCATTAGTGCAGGACAAAAGATATCGGCTTTGCAGGTTAGCGCTTCTGGAACAGTATATGTAGCGGAGATGACAAGATAATGGCTATATCAACGTATGCGGAACTCCAAACTAGCGTGGCAAACTGGCTGGACAGAGGAGATCTGACAGATAGAATAAAAGAATTTATAGATTTAACTGAGGCAAGAATGAATCGGAACTTGCGTCTTCGTCTTATGGAGACTACAGCTACAGGAACATTAGTGGCTGGAACCAGGGACTATGCATTGCCCACGGACTATATACAAGCCAGAACATTTTCCCTGACAACTGATCCTTTGGTTCCTTTATCCTATGTAACTCCTGAGATAATGAATAGAATATGGGCTGGATCAACTTCTGGAACACCGTCATCATTCACTATCATTGGTGAAAACTTTAGACTTGGACCTGCCCCATCCAGTGCTGACGGCTATTCTATGTTGTATTATAAGAGAATACCCGCATTAACTACTGTAGCTACAACAAATACTATGCTTACACAGAATCCTGATATATATTTATATGGATCACTGTTAGAGGCGGAGCCATTCTTAATGAATGACCAACGGGTGCAGTTATGGGCCACAGCTTATAGACAGGCTGTAAATGACTTGCAAGCGCAGGACGAAAAAGATCGTCACTCTGGTTCTGCACTTAGAATAATGAACACGAGTGGCTACTATTAAGGGGATTAATCATGGGATTAGAAACAGCAACATATATTAGCCAATTAGTCGCAACGAATCCGACTGCCAGTGATCCTGTATCACAAGGGGACGACCATCTTCAACTGATTAAATCAGTATTACAGGCACAGTTTACTACATTGGGTGCTGCTGCTGTAACTACAACGGCGGCTGAGTTAAACCTACTTGATGGTAAGACAACTATCGCTCCTGAAGGAACTGCTGTATTGTCTACTGGGGAAACAGGTGCAACAAAGTTTCTTAGAGAGGATGGTGATAATACCTCTTCATGGCAGGTTCCTGCAGGTACTGCATATACAGCAGGTGATGGTCTTGATCTAACAGGTACAGCATTTAGCACAGACTTGGTGTCTAATGGCGGGCTTGAGATACAGAGTACCGAGCTATCTGTATCACAGGGAATATCGCAATATGATGTAGCTCAGTTTGCCGCGAGTGTTGTTGATAATGACTTCTTGAGGATAGCGACCACCTCAGTAGAGGGCAGAAGTGCCGCCGAGGTTTTAACAGATATCGCTGCGCTACCTCTTGCTGGCGGTACAATGACCGGTGAAACGATATTCGCAGATCAGTTAGCTACAAGACCAAAGATGAAGGACTACTCCGAAGCAGTAAATGCTATAGGTTCTAAGTCAGCAGCTTTCGATATTGACTTGGAAGACGGGAATGTCCAGTCAGTCACGATATCATCTGGAACATTTAACATTGGATTAACAAATGGTCTTGCATCTAATTCAAATTCTATGACAATTATAGG